TTTCGCAGAGTTTCAAGATGTGGTGAATAAAGATCAACGCCTCTTTGAAGCCAATGAAGGCCTTTCCGACGACATTGTGGAACAGCAGTTGATTAGAGCAACAGAGCGTATCCTTTCAAAGATACGCTCTAGTGCTTGGTGGAGAACTTATTACATTAATCGTGATTTGTCCACCGTCTATACAACAGTGGCAGACATTCCCGCAGTAGACCCTAGCAGAATTAAGGCAAGACTTAATGACTTTACGGATCTCTGTGTGTTTACTGCACTAAGTGAGTTCATACTTCCGTCAATTGCAGACTTCGGCAACGAAGACAATGCTGAAAGACAGAAGATGGGCTATTACACTCAAAAGGCTGAAACACTACTTGGTGAGTTGATCACTAATGGTGATTGGTATGACTTTGACAACTCGGGAACCATAAGTTCCGCTGAGAAGTCTCCAGGTCAATACACCCTTAAGAGAGTGAGATAATGCGACAAGAAGTTCTAGATTATATCACTGGGTTAGCACTAGGAGGCTATCTTCTTTCACAAGAAGTGCCTTGGAGTGACAACACCATACCGCTTTACATAAAAAACTTGAAAAAGATTTATGTAGACAATGTAGAATATATTTCAGAACCCTTGATTGCAACCTTAGGCACACTGACTATCAATCAACAAACACAAAGCACTCGGATCTATTTTGCCAACGATGCAAAAACAGTTCCTTCTAACTATGATGCCCTAGTAGTCGAACTCATAGCCGCTAAAAATATTGACATCGCTGATGGTACTAACCGTCGTGAAGCCAATGTCGCAGTGAGTTATGAGAACGATGTTATGGTAACAGAGATAGAAATACGATTTACTAAATTATCATCATAAACATAAGGAGATTGCCAAATGGCATATATTAACCCAGCACCGGGCACTGCAAATCAAGTGACCCTGAGCCTTGAAGTAGCGTCAAATGAAAATGACATTACACAGGCCAGCGGTCTATCGATACCAGCCCTACAAGATATGACTATCAATGCAGCCAACGATGTCTTTACTTGGAGCCAATTAGATTCAACTGCCAAGAAGCAGGTTGCTACTACCTCTACTAACAGTATTTCAATGAATGTGGTCGTAGACCAAGCAACATTCTTTGGCACTGTATTAGCGGCAGCAGTAACAGGCACTATGGCAGAACAAGGTCTATTTGGTTGCAGTCGCAACAAGACATTGATTAACTTCATAATCAGAGTTGAAAACTCAACTGTTGACACATTCATCAAAGGCACAGGATACATCACTGGCCTTGCACCGACTGTGACAGCGGATGCACCTGTTTGGGTATCACCAGTTACTATCACAGTGACCGGCGAATACACAGTAGCGGCAACTTAAGAACTCGGGAGCGAGTCGGGGAATGGGGGCATAACAGCCCCCTTTTCTTTCACTGCCTATAAATACAAAGGAACAAAGATATATGGATCTCTTAGATAACAAGAGCGACAAAGAACTGCTAGAAAGTGTCATAGCAGAGATTGCCAAAGCCACTAATGAAATAAAGTGTGCCAAGGGTGATCTAGAAAAAGCACACAACAGAGTGAAGTTCCTATTGGTGCTTACACACAAATTGATTAACAGACAAAAGGATTAACAGATGGACATTTCAACATTAGCAAAAAAACCCAAATTAGTAGAAATAGAAATCACGGACAGTGATCTCGTAGAACGCTACGGCGAAACACTCACTTTCTGGATGATGGATGAACTAGGTATTGATTCCTATTTCAAATTCTATAGACTACAACAAGAACAAAAGACCAGCGAACTCAATGAACTGCTTCGTGATATGATTCGCAAAGCAGATGGTAGCCCCGCTTTGGGCCCCGATGAAGTGCTACCAGTTGATTTGGTATTAGGAGTGTTGGTAGGAGTAAATGATTTTTTGGGAAAGTCAAAACCCAAGAAATCGGAGAAGCAGACTGGGAATTCGCCGAAGTCATCAGCATAGGTAGAATGGCCAAAGCCTATGGACTATTGCCTAGCGAAGTCCGTAGCCGAGGCACATTGTATGATATCAAGGTCACAGAAGCGTTGGTTGCTTGGGAACATAGAATTACAGAAGAAGCCAGCACAGGAGTCAAACAACCGCCCAAGTTGTCAGTGGATCAAATGCAGGCAATGATGGAGAGAGTAAAAAATGAAAAACGCAAACAACAACATCACGATGCGGCTTAGAAATATTCAACAGAATACTGCTCCCGCTGTGTTGGCTCGTGTGGCCTATGACACATTCAAAGACTTCACGCCCGTAGACAAAGGCAATGCTCGCAACAAGACAAGACTCAAAGGCAATGACATTCACGCTGACTATCCTTATGCTGTGAGATTAGATCAAGGATACTCAAAACAGAAAGGTGGTGTTGGTATGACTGAACCCACTATCAAAGCAGTGCAGAAATATCTAGCAGACAAGGCGTAAGGAGCGACTATGGCCACTATTGAAGACTTCATTCTTAGATTTAAAACAGTTGGTGAAAGTGCCATTAAAAGCACCAGTGCCAGCATCAATAATCTAAAAGCAGATGTAGAAAGTTTTGGACAGGTTGGTGGCCCACTACAAAACACCTTGAGTGGCATTGTTGGTAAACTAGGTCCTGTGGGCATTGCGGCTGCAGCCGCTGGTGCTGCCATTTCAGCACTAGGAGGCACAGCACTTAGACTGGCCAATGAGGTTATGGACATTAGTGGTGCCACTGGTATAGCCGCTGGCACAGTGAATAGTTTTGCTGGCAGTCTTATTGCCGCAGGTGGTAAAGCAGAAGATGCCGCATTGCTGTTAGGCAAACTAAATGGCAGTATTCAAGAAGCAGCCGCTGGCAGTGAGCCGCTACAAAAAGCATTTAAGGACCTTGGCATATTTGTTACAGACGCCAATGGCAAGGTTCGATCAACAGAAGACATCCTAGTTGATGTCACAAACAAATTTCAATCAGGTGCCTTAAGTGCCAAAGAATACACTGCCATTGTTGACATCCTAGGCAAGACAGTTAGACAGTTAGAGTTAGAAAAACTTAGAGCAGTAAACGATCCTAGATACACTGATGCCGCTAAAGAACTAGACAAACTGAATGACGCAATGGCATCCGTAAGTCAACAGATCAAAACACAATTGGTAATTGCATTTGGTGAGTTTGCTAAGATTGTAAATGAAGGCGGCATCAGTGCAGGCTTGGGCAAGATCACAGAATCTCTAGGCACATTGGTAGGAGACATTCTCAACTTACCAACTGATGCCATAGCAGGCGTTCTGAATATGTTTGGTGCCAACATAAAGAATCCTGTAGGACTTGGCAGCGGTGTTCACGCATTGGTAGAGCGAGCCAAAAAAGATCGAGAACAGTATCAAGCAGAGCAGGTAAAATTCAAAGCAGCCAGAGATGCCGCAGCCAAAGCAGAAGCAGAAACACTTGCTAGAGCCAACTCAGGCAAAAACAAACCCACTGAAGGTGGCTTTGGTGCTAGACCAGACAGTGGTGTGCAGGCCGCCAAGCAGAGTGCAGAACGCATTGCTGAACTAGAACAAGATATCAAACGCCAAGGTCAGTTAAAAAGCAATTCAGAAAGACTAGAAGCATTGTTGATATTTGCAGACAAAGAACAGGCTGTTACACTTAAATTAGGATCCGACATAGCGGCAATCAATATCAACTTGGCTGCTGACACTGCCAAAGAAAGATTGCGTATCTTTGCCAATGAGAAACTAACACAATTAGAAAAAGAAAAAGAATTTGCTGCCAAGAAGACAGAGATTACTGCCAAAGCAGCCAGTGATGAAGCCAACCTTAGACAGCGTGCCACAGAACAATCACAGCGTGAAGCCGAAAGATTGGCGGAAGAACGCAAGAAAGAAGCCGAACGCATTGCTGAAATCATCCGCACCAGCAAGGCTCGCGGAGAAGAAGAGTCGGCATTGAACAAACAAATGCAAGACCGCAATAGACTATTGAACATCACAATAGGTGACACCGACAGAGAAAGAAACAATTTAATCGCCATATCAGAGATAGAAGAAAAGCGTGAAGAGATCCTGCGTCGAATTAGACAAATCAAAGACTTACCACAAGCAGAAAGAGCCGACAGAGAAAGAGAAATCAATGAGATATTTGAAGAAAGAATTAAAATTACTGAAAGACAACAAGAACAAGATCTCAAGAATCAAGAGAACTTCAGCAAAGGGTTTGAAAAAGCATTCAAGACCTACGCTGAATCAGCCAGAAACAATTTTGAAACCGCTGGTCGTGTGTTTGGCAAGATAACACAAGGTATGGAAGACTCTATTGTGGACTTTGCCAAGACAGGTAAGTTTGAATTCCGTGGCTTTATCAACAGCGTGTTAGAAGAACTATTACGCAGTCAAGTGAGATCCTTGATAGCACAGACATTTGGTGGCCTATTTGGCAGCACCAGCAAGCGAGGCACAGTCACTATCGGTGATATCATACCAGGCTTTGCCGCAGGCGGCCTAATAGGCACCAATGGTCCTGTGATAGTTGGTGAACGGGGTCCTGAACTTCTAGTAGGTGCTGGTGGCAATCGTGTTATACCTAACAATGAATTAGCCAGTGGCACAGTAAACTACAACATATCAGCAGTTGATGCACAGAGTTTTAAACAATTAGTGGCGTCAGATCCAAGTTTCATCTACGCTGTCACAGAACAAGGTAGACGAACCATACCGTCGGGTAGGAGATAATAATGACCACAGCATTTCAAACCGTTATTGATTACAGTCAAGCAATCAGTATCAACAAGAAAAAGAAAGTAGCACAGACAACTAGCCGTGATGGCACTGTGAAAACCACAAGCCTAGGTGGACAGGTATGGGAATTTGAAGTGTCATTGCCCAATGGTCCCAAGTGGAGTGAGTTTCGTGGCTTGATTGAAAAGATGGAAGCACTAGACAGAGTCACTGTAGGCACCATACAGATCAATCTTGCAGGACAAAGTTGGCTTAACGGTTATCAAGGTAATCTTGGCAATGTCACTGCTATCACAGTTACCGCAACCACTGGCAATACCATAACTATCACAGGCGGAACCAGCGGACTCAGTGCAGGACAGTTTAAATTCAAAGCAGGTGACTTTATACAACTAGGAGCAGGTGGCAAGGTCTATACCGTGGCCGCTGATGTTGCCTACAATTCAAACACCATTACACTACACAGACCCTTGCGTGATACCGCAGGCACCTACACCTTATTGGTAGGACAAGCAGTGACCTGGTCAGTGATATGTGTCAAGTTTCCTAATTGGAATATCTTTGCAAGAGATCAAGTGGCCTGGGATGGTCCCTTTGTGTTTGCGGAGAGTTTGTAATGGCCATTAGTCTTAGTGCCTACAAGAACATACAGACCAACCTGTTTGTGAAGTTAGACATACCAGGGTATGCCATACTGACATTCAGTGACTATCACAAAGCCTACAGCATAGCGGGGTTGAGTTATACTGGATTGGGCCAACTGTTGAGCATCGGCAGCACTGAAGACACGCTTCGTGCATCGCCTAGTGATATCTCAATTGCCATTGCTGGTGTGCCAAGTTCCAATGTTACAGACATCATTGACAACAGAATCAAAGGCAGTGAGTGCAAAATATTCCGTGGCTTCTTTGATGTCACAACTGGTGAACTCCTGAGCATTGCTGGCAACCCCGCTGGCAAGTTTCAGGGCATAGTTTCTAATTACGACATATCAGATGATTTGGATATGGGATCCAGCACCGGCACAGTGGTACTGACATTGACCATAACTTCGGTTGTTGAAATGTTGCAAGACAAGATCACAGGCAGACGCACTAACCCCAGTGACTTTGCCAGCGGTGATATGGCTCGTGTGCTACCATTACAGAGTGCAAACTTCAACTTCGGAGCCCCACAATGAGTTTTCTATCAGACATTGTAAACTTTGGTAAGACTGCTGTAGGCCTAGTAAGTGGCACTGGTATTTTTAGCACATTGGCACGAACAGCCATACTAGGTTATGCAGTCAATAGACTTAGCAAAAGTGCAAACAAAGGTCAGGATAGCGGCACCAACAATATTGATGAAGGTGTAAGACTACAGGTCAAACCCAACGCTGACAGCAAGATACCAGTGCTCTATGGTTCAGCGTTCTTTGGTGGCAACATCATTGATGCCGCAATGACCAACAACAACAAGACAATGTGGTTTGCATTGGCTCTAACAGAAAAGACTGGTAGTCTATATTCAACCAGTTCAGCCACAACATACTTGCTAAACAATGTCTATCTCAATGACCAACGAGTGCAATTCCAAGGCGATGGTATTACTGTTGATTACACACTAGATCGTGGAGGCAACATTGACCGCAACGCCAGTGGATTGATCCAGATCTATTTCTATGCAGGCGGAAGAACAGCAGGACAACTACCTGTGGGCTTTGCAGGTGCAGTAGCCAATTCAGAAGCAGTATTTCCCAACTGGACATCAGGCACACACGCTCTTACCAATGTGGTATTTGCATTAGTTAAAGTAGACTACAATCGAGACAAAGGTATCACTGGACTGCCAGATGTCAAGTTTAACATTGCCAGTTCAATGTTTACTCCAGGTGATGTCATTTATGATTACCTTACCAACACCACTTACGGTGCAGGCATTTCCGCAGGTGACATACTAACCACAGACATCACAGCACTCAACACCTACAGTCTAGCCAGTGTGGCCTATGCTGATCAAGGCACAGGAGCACAAACACTAGGCGATAGATATCAGATCAATGGTCTCATTGACACAGCCAACTCAGTGTTAGACAACTCAGAGGCCATACTAAATGCTACTGCAAGTTGGTTAAGTTATGACACACACGAAGGCAAGTGGGGCGTCATAATCAACAAGGCAGAAACCAGTGTGGCTGCTTTCGATGACACAAACATCATTGGCAACATATCAGTCAGCGGCACAGGCCTACAAGATTTATACAATGCTGTCAAGGTGCAGTTCCCACATAGAGAACTTCGCGACAGTGCAGACTTCTACAATATTTCAGTGCCTACAAGTGCAGTGCCAGCCGATTGGTCACCATTCAGTCTAAACTCAAATGAAGAGCCCAAGACCTTAAACATAACCTATGACATTGTGAATGAGCCTATCCAGGCACAGATGTTGGGCTTGATTGAACTTAAACAGAGCCGCATAGACAAGGTCATACAATTCAAAACAGATTGGACCTATTACAATCTCAAAGCCGGTGATGTCATTGATGTTACTAATTCAAGATTTGGGTTTAGTGCCAAACTGTTCCGCATAATTGCTGTCAAAGAACAGCAGGACAATGACGGTGCATTGATGATGGACATCACTGCATTGGAATACAATGTGAATGTGTATAGTGTGGTGGATCTATTCCGCTTTACCCGCAGTGATGCCAATGGAATCATTACATTTGGTAGCATAGGAACACCTGGCACACCCACAGTCAGCAAGGTAGAAATTGACAGTCGTCCTAGAGTGCAGATCTCAACCACTGCACCAACAGGCATTGTAGAAGCCATAGAATTTTGGTTAAGCAATGATGTCAGTCTTGCTGACGCCAATCGCAGTTATAGAGTTATATCAGTAGAGCGTCCTGTAGGCGGCGGTGTTTACACCAGCGGCACCGCTGTAACATTTGAATATGACAGTGTGAGTAGCAGTGATTTTGTTGTCAAGACCAGAGGCATAAACACAGCCACAACAGGTCCTTTTAGTGCAGTCAGCGGATTAGTCAACTTCGTACCAAGACAGACCACACAGGCCATTGACCCCAGCACTTCGTTGTTCAACAGTGCAGGCGGCTTGCTAGGTGCTCTAAGTTTGGTATCACTGTTGACCAAGGTCAGCGATTTATTTGGATCCGGTGACACTGGCAAGAGTCTATTCACAAGACTGTTTGAAACATTTCAAAGCACCACAGGCCTTGATATTCTTGGTCAAGCATCAAGTGGCAGTTTGGTTGTGGCCAGTAGTCTCACAGTCAAAGCAGATGCAGTAAATCTTACCACTGGTGCTACCAGCATTGATTTTAAAACACCTCTGTTGGCCACAGGTGGTCCTGCCGTAGAAGTAAAAATAAAACCAGGTGCAAAAAACAAAGACATCTTGGCCTACAACAAAGGCACAGCACAATGGGAAACAATTAGTGATTGTATTGAATGTGACTTTGTGAACATTCCTCCTGCCAATGGTCCAACCACACCTTGTAAATTATTGGTAGCCGCAACTTTACCAGCAAACAATTTTGCAGGCAGTGACAGCACCGTGTGTCCTCCAAGTTCGGTTGTGCCTTTCAAAGGCAGTTACTTTATCAAGTTTTCGATTCAAGCAGGCAGACTTGGAGCAGTGGCCGCAGGCACAAGTTCTATCACCACTACCACAGCATTCAAATACACCATTGCACAAGCAGGCAACACTGATTTCAGTTGGTATGGTGCTCCTAACAATACAGTTGGCACACAATGGTTTGCCACTTCACCTGCCACAAACTTTCCTAATGGCAAAACATCCCTAGAAATTACAGTAGGCAAGCGATACAAGATTCGTGCAGTAGGTAGCGGTTTTGCAACTACCAGCAAGGCCTATTGGGAATCATTGGGCTGGGAAGGTGTCGCAACACCAGCGGTTCCGGCTGTTGCGGCAAGTGCGCCTGGTGTTACTCCTGTTGTTGTGGCCGTTGCGGCTGTTGCGGCTGTTCCGGCTAGTGCGGCTGTGCCAGCAGTAGGTGATGCATTTACTGCCACAGCAGTAGGCACCATTAGTAGTGCCACTGTGGACAAAGCCACTGACGACACAGGATTTGTTTATGGACTTGGTGAAATTGATCCTGACGACAGCAAAAGCATTGTTGTGCCAATCAGCAAAGGCACCGGCAATTTTGTCTTGTATACAACCGATGGTGTTGTTTATGATACTGTGCCTATTGCCAATTGCACTGTGACCAGTGATGTTGTTGAGATACCATTTAAACAAAGAGCACCAGGCACTGACTACTATGTGCTATGGACTGCAGGCATTGTGACAAACTGCACCTGTGAAAATGATGCCGCTATAGATTCTGCAGAGCGTTGGACATTTACCACCAGCGAAGTACCGCAAACGCCTTATGCTCCGGGTCAATTAAGTCCTAGTAATTTACAAACTGATGCCAGTGATGTATTGGAAAGAAACAAAATAGATTACACATTATCACCTACTGGTGCATTGTGTGGTAATGGACAATCATTAAAAATGACCTTTACTGGTACAGCCCCAGTGGGTTCGCCTCAAGTGATCGTTGGCAGTGGTAGTATTACATTCACTGAACAATCTACAAACACTGTAGCAGCCAGTCTCAGTGTTAGTGCTGCCACCCTGACCACAACCACAGTGAGCAATGTCACAACCACAGTGGTAAATTTTGGTGCAATTCCCACATTGACTCCTGGCAGTCAATATATCATTAATGTGCCCCAGGGACTGTTAACTACAGATGGCACAGCATTGAGTAGCACATTCTGCGGCAAGACCACTACTACACCTAGAGTGGCAAGACCCAGTTTGGCCAAGACTCGAAGTGTAATTGCACAAGAAGAGTTAAGAATAACTTTGGTAGAGTTTTGCCCTGCCGCACAAGGCAAAAGCACCAAGCGTACCAACATTAAAATCACATTTAACAAACCAATCAAGGTCAAAGCCTCATCACCAGCAGAGGTCAGCATATTTGGCGGAGTGTTTGGATCTTTGTTTCAAAAGATTGATCTCCGCGGCACATTTACATCAAAGAAATACGGCGACATCTATGAAGGTGCTGACAGTGCGTCTGACAATCCTGATACGGCGAACAATGAAACAAGTGATGATAGAACCATATTGGTAAACCCTAGTCAAATGATGTCAGGTGCTACCAATTACTATATGAACATACCAGCAGGTGTTATTATTGATGCCAATTGCGATTTGGCTTGGCCTGGCATCAGTGACACAACTACTATTGCTTGGACTACAGAGGGAGCAAAGATGACACCACCTAGTGGTAGTGTTCCTTTGACCTACGGCAGTGTTAAATTTAGATGGAAGGTAGACAGAAAAACTGTGCCAGGCAATGCTTTTGTAAATATTGTTTCCGCCGCTGGAGTATTTCTTACCAAGGTCAGTGCCAAAGATCCTGCGGTAAAATTCAAACACAATGTGCCGTTTGATTTTGTTCAGACATTCAGTGGTGCACAGGTTATAAGATTTGGTGCCGCAATAACAGCATTCACATCATCATTGACTGCCATAGTAGACAACGCAATAGGTGGTCAGTTAGGTTCTAACATTGTATTCACAGTTAGTGCCGTCGGTCGTAGAATTAGATTTAGTCAATCAAGTTTAAGTGGTAGTGTGGTGGTTAATGCTTCGGTTATTCGTAATGTTGGCACTATGACTCCAACTGCACTAATTACAACATCCACATTAAGGATATAAAGAAACAATGGCCACACTCATAGCATCCGCAAAACTTACTAATGCCTTTAGGGTAAGAGCAGTTGACGACAATGTATCAGCGACACTTACTTCAAGTTTTAGTCTAGGTAATCAGAATCAACCAAGCCCAACTCTTGTTAATGGTATTCCTACGGTGTTTGCCAATGTGTTGGTTAAACGAACTAGACGCACGGTTAGTGATTTAGAATCAAGTTCATCATTGACCAACACAATGCGATATGCTACCAAAGGTGGCAAGGGTGAATTTGCTGTCTCCAGCACTTTGGTCTGTGAATTCCCAACCTATCTTGAAATTGACATAGAAGCACTAATGCTTCAAGGTCTGCCTGAAGGCACTGATTGTGTTTTAAATTTTGAAGAAGGATGGATGTTAGAAGACCGAGGCACACTATTGCCTAGTGGTGCTTTTGAATACGGCTCTAACACACAGGATTCACCAAGTCCTGAATTTCCAAGTTTTGTTGCATTCAGAACACCAAAGTTTTTCCGTTCAGCATTCAGTTCAGTGTTTAGCATACCAACAAGAACCGCATTGCGTATCAAGCAATTACAAAGTGCGGTTGCCAGTGCCAGCACCTTGTCCGCCGTTGGTATATTCAATCCAGGCAAATTTGCCGCATTGTTTGCAGGCGTTAGTCAAGCAGTGACCATTGCAAGAAAGACTGTGGTTAGCGGGGCTACCTTATCATCTATTGTAAACATAATAACAAACAACACAAGATTGAGAGAAGCACAGTCTAGTGTGTCATCATTGTTTAGTACCACAACGGCATCCTTTAACAGCCGTATAAGATCTGCTCAATCAACAATGTCAGACATATTTGCTGTTGTTTGCTCTCCATATCAATTCGAAGGTATTATATTAAACATTCCTGGTTTTGCTACATTGACAGCCAATGTCACACGCATTGAGATGACATACAACTTATTCTCTGCAACATCAACAGTGGTTCTGAACACAAGAGTAAGAAGAGTTGTTGCGGCTCCACAGGTAGTGGCATCAACAAATATAATTGGCAACCGCCTTGCATTGGCTCAATCAAATATAACTGCTCAATCAAGTCTATCTTGTATCGGCAACAAACCAATGGTAATTGCAAGTTCAAATGGTGTGGGCCAATTTGGTTTATACGGAACCGTAAATGCAACGATTCAATGGACCGATGGAAGCGAAACGGTTGTAACTACTCCAGGTAGTTACAGTTATGATGCCGGATCAGTTGGTACTGGAATAATCACAATTCGTGGAACTGTGACAAAATACGGACCTGGACCTGACAATGCCACATACGCACACACCTCAGCCAGTGTTTATAGTTTCGGAGAAATAGGTATAACCCATTTAGACTACGCATTCAGAGGCGTAAATTTTGGGCAAAACAGTTTTGTACCAGCCAAACTACCAACTACTATAACTTCTCTAAAAGGATTATTTGAAGGAGCCAGTCAATACGCAGGTCGTATGGTACCTAACCCATTCAACACTGAAAATTTCAAGCCCGCACAAAATTGGGTTGTGGATAATGTCACTGATATGAGTTTTATGTTTAAAGGAGTCTTAAACATAAACACCACCTCTGGAGGAGGCACTGGAACAGGAATAACAAATTGGAATGTCAGCAATGTGACCACAATGGAATCAATGTTTGAAAATGCTTCTATGGCAATTAGTATTGCGGGTTGGAATACTGTTGGTCTAACTAATATGAAAAATATTATGAAAGGAAATACAACTTCTGGCTACACCAACTTGCCAACTTGGAATGTCAGCAATGTGACCAATATGGAAGGAGCATTTCAAAGTGCTGGAGTTAACAACATTAACCTTTCAACCTGGAGTGTTGGCAAAGTCACTAATATGAAAAATATGTTTGCTTCTAATGGTGAAGGATCCACAGTGACTTTGACCATAGATAATTGGGATGTAAGTGTTGTCACCACAATGGAAGGAATGTTTAATTCTACAAGATTCAACGGAAACATCACAAGGTGGGATACGCAAGCGGTTACTAATATGAACTCAATGTTCCAGAGCAATAATTTGTTTAGTCAAGACTTGAGAGGATGGTGTGTTGGTTTGATTCCTACAATACCAACCAACTTTGGTGGTGCGGCAGGTTGGACAAATCAACCTGTGTGGGGAACTTGTCCAATATCATTAAGTATCAATCCAACATTTACACTAACGGCCAATGTTTTGAATGTGCAATTTCTTGCACTAACAAATATATCGTCTGAATTTACGCCTGCCCTAACAGCAACAATCTATGAAAATCCAATAGTGTTTTTAGAACAAATTAACGGCAGTGGTGAAACAAGTTCGGGTTGGAATTTAGTTGGAACTTCAGGATCATCAATGCTTGTTGATTGGGGCGATGGCGTGGTAGAAACCAAAACCTTAAGTTCGGGTTCTTTAACTTTTTCTCACATATATGCAGAAACTGGTGATACAAGATTTAATCAAATTACATTTAGCAATAAGACAGGAACTATTACAGAAATTACAGCCGGTAATGGTACCATTATGGCAGTTACTGATTGGGGTAAAGGAAATAATTGGAACCGAATTAAATTATCTGCAGGAGACGGAGCAATGTTTGTGCCAGCACAAACAATCCCATCTTCCGTGACCAATGCCTCAGAAATGTTTTATGACACAAACGATTTCAATGATAGAAAACTCAGATATTGGAATGTATCTAATATAACTAATATGAATCAAATGTTCCGTGATATGGCGTTTGATCAAGATTTAACTAAATGGTGTGTCAGTTCAATTCCCACAATACCAACCCTGTTTGGCGGTAGTGGCAGTTGGGCAACCAAACCAGTTTGGGGAACTTGTCCTACAGCAATAGCCACTCCATCAAGAATACCAAAAACCATACTATTGAAAGATTACGGTGTTTCTACTCTAACAATTAGCACAGCAACATCAAAATTTGGAACATCTAGTTTATATAGATCAGGTTCAAATAATCGTGTTTGGATTTCCCCAGACAAGGATTTAGAATTTTTGAATAATAACTTCACCATTGAAATGTGGATCAATCCAACTAATAAGTCAACAGTCAAAACATACTATGATACCAGATATAAAGAAACCGATGACAATATGCCAAGACTTGAGTTAGACAACTCAACTTTAAAATATATTGTTAATAATGTCACTTTGATATCTGGTTCATATACTCCGGCTGCAGGTGTTTGGGCACACATAGCAGTTTGCCGTTCTGGTACCAGCACACGACTATTTGTTGACGGCGTTCAGATTGGAACTACTCTAACAGATACAACGGTATACAGATCAGGTATTGTGAATCTTGGTAGCACACACAGAGGTGCCAATCACGCTCTTGGTTATATAGATGAAGTCCGTGTTTCAACTACTGCTCGATACACTACAACCTTTAGCCCGTCGGCATCAGCATTTACCAACGATGCTAATACCGTAATGCTATTACACTTTGAAGGTGTCAATGGATCCACATACACAGAGGACGATATTTCATAAAACTTTTTTTACCTTTTATTGTCTTTTATTAGTGATTATTTAGGTTTCGACTAAATACACAGTCAGAGACAGTAATGACAACAGACAACCATATGTTGTCTGCTATGACAACATATCAACCAAGGAGATACACTATGTCAGCAGCCAGTAATTATCTAGAAAACAAATTGTTAGACCACACTCTAACCGCAACAACATTCACAGCACCAGCCGCTCGTTATTTGGCCCTGTTTACTAACACTTCAACCAATGCCGCTACTAACCTAGAAGCAGGAACATTGACAGACGAAGTAACCACAGCCGCTTCTGCATACATCCGCAAGGTAGTGACATTTGCTGCCGCAGCCAGTGGTACAAGTGCAACCAACGCAACAGTGACATTTGATGCCGCTACTATCAACTGGGGCACTATTACTCACATTGCTATTATGGATGCTGTATCAGCAGGCAATGTCCTGTTCTACGGTGCAGTTACAACTTCCAAGACCATCGAGACAGGCGACACATTCCAAGTATCAAGCGGAAACTTAACCGTAAGTTTAGCCTAATCAAGGCTTTGGGGGCACTTGGGACACAATCCCTCGTGCCTTTTTTTACATAAAAGGAATGAAAAATGACCAAGCCAGTAATCGTAACCAGAGCAGGCAAAGGCTCAGCACTCTCTTTCGTTGAAGGTGATGCAAACTTTACCAACCTACAGAATGCTACTGTTACCGTTGCTGGCGATAGCGGCACTCCACAAGTATTAGATCTCAATGACACGCTGACTATTGCAGGCGGCACTGGTTTATCATCAGTGGCATCAGCAGGAGATATTGTCACTGTAAATCTAGACAACACAGCAGTGACTCCTGCAAGTTATACTCATACCAGCATCACTGTAGATGCACAGGGTCGTATCACTGCCGCTTCAAGTGGCACAGCAGGAGATGCTTCAGGTCCTGCAAGTAGCACAGACAATGCTATTACAAGATTTGATTCAACCACAGGCAAACTGCTACAAAACAGTTTGGTAACTGTGGCAGATGATGGTGCCATAACAGCACCAGGTGTAGGATCAGTGATTCCTTTTTATTACGCCAATCAAGCAGCCTTTCCTTCAGCCACAACCTTTCACGGTGCCCTAGCACACAGCCACTCAGATGGCAAGATGTATTTTGCACACGGCGGTTCGTGGAATGCGTTGGCTAATGCCAGTGATGCGCCTAATCTTGCAGGTTATGAAACTACAGCAAATAGAAATGCTGCCAACGGATATGCAGGACTTGATGCCAGTGGCAAGGTTGCTTCAAATCAACTGCCAAGTTATGTTGATGATGTTGAAGAATATGCCGCAGTGGCTAACTTTCCAGTCACAGGTGAAACAGGCAAGATCTATGTAGCCACAGGTCTTAACAAAACACATCGTTGGACAGGTTCAGTCTATGTAGAGATATCAGCCAGCCCCGGTTCGACTGATTCAGTTACAGAAGGTGCAACCAATCTTTACTTTACTACACAGCGAGCCCGAGATAGTTTTTCATCGTCAACGGGCATCAGCATCACTACTGGTGCTATATCAATTGCCAACACAGCAGTTACCCCCGCTGCCTACACCTATGCTTCAATTACTGTTGATGCACAGGGTCGTATCACAGCCGCTTCTAATGGTGCTACACCGTTGGTGTCGGGTGGTGCTCTAGGCACACCAAGTGCAGGTAATTTAAGCAACACCACAGTAGATGGCACTAACCCTGTAGGTTTTAGAGACTTGCCAGCAGTAGGCACTCAAAGTGGATCATACACATTGGCAGTAGGTGATGTGGGCAAGTATGTGCAAGTGGCCTCAGGTGGTTCAATTACTATTCCTAACTCAACATTTGCAGAAGGTGATGTTGTTGTGATAGTAAACAATCACACAGCGGCTATTACTATAACCTGCACCATAACTGATGCCTACATCGGTGGCACTGACACAGACAAGGCCACAGTTAGTTTGGCCACAAGAGGAGTTTGTAACATCCTGTTCCTAAGTGGAACACGCTGTATCATAACTGGGAATGTATCATAATGAGTGGCTTTCTAGCATCAATTGCAGGAGCCACTTATGCACCACCTGTGGCACAGACTGCGGTAGCATTTGACGGAACAAACGATTTTTATATTGCATCATCAATAACTCCTTCATCTACAACAGGCAAATTTCTAACAGTGGCCTGCACATTCTATTGGGATAGTTCAGGTGGCAATTTGCAACATTTGGTGAATATGCGTTATGGAACCGTAGACGATGCAAGTGGATTAGGTTGGCGTATGTGGATCAATGGTGGCCGCATACAAAATACATTTATGGGCGGTAATGGCAGTTACTATTCTTCAATATACGAAAATGCTGAAAATAGTTTAACATCAGGTGCTTTCAATCAGATTGTATTCTACAGTGATTTTAATAATAGTGCCAACAATAGAATTTTTGTCAATGGTGTTTCAAAAGCAATTACCTCTGACGGCTGGAGTTCAGCACACGGAGTTGGTTGGGGCAAGACTAACAGTAAAATCAAGATTGGTGAAAGAGAAGATGTATTAGGCGGTGATGGATCTGATAACGATTTCAAAGGTCGTGTCAGCCAACTGTATATTCACAATGCGGCAGGCACTCCAGGTATTTGGAAGTTCTGGAACACAACTACTAATCTTCCTATTGATCTTGGAACCAATGGCACTGCCACAGGTCTTCCACAACCGTTGATCTATCATTATGGTTCAACTGCAACATTCCCAACCAACAATGGAACTGGATTTGCCTCATATACACTAACAGCCACTGGTGATGTTACTGGTGCGGCAGGCCCAACTTACGGAACACGATTGGCTCAAACAAATCCAACCAGTTTTGTAAAATTAGGAACTCCAAGTGCGGTTGCTGGGTATGGAGACAGTGGAATTACTGACGGAGTTACAAGTAGTGCCACTGCATTTACTTTTAGTGCTTGGGCATATCCTACACTCACAGGTCACACAGGTAGTGAGTGGTGTTTGTTAAACTTGCCAAACACGGACGGTGGAAACGCCAGTATGTATATCAGTATAAAAGACAACGGCAGTCTAAGATTTTATCGCCAAGTGCCAGGCATAGAAGGAGCAGATTACAGTGACCTCGTATCAGGTGCATTTCCAACTGCAAACACTTGGTATCATATATTAATAACAGGACAAGTCAGTAGCACCTTTGTGGTTTACATTAATGGTGTAAAACAAACCAGCCTTCAATATGGCGGCGGACTTAGTGGCAACAATTTCCAAACACAAATTTTAACTGCGGTTCGTATAGGTATTGCAGACGCAGTTAATTATGCCGGAGGAAAGGGTGATCAATTTACCCAAGTTTACTTTGATACTGTGAATGCTGACATTGACGCTAACCTTACCAAATTCTACAACAATGGATATGTTGAAATGGGCAGTCAGGGCACATCATCAGGGCTATCAAGACCATTGATCTATCATTACGGTAATACTTCAACATTTGCAACCAGTGGTGGTAGAACCAGTGCCAGCAGTGGCAACTATCTAACCTATAATCTACTAGACAATGATGTTGGAACTATTACAAATGGCTAAGGATTAAACAGTGAACGAACTCTACTTTGAATCTGGATATCTAGAAGCAAGTTATTTTGGCACACTGGCCGTAGCCTCTTCTGGTGTGTCATTCACTGCAGGTCTGAATGTTCAAGGCGACATTGCCAGCACCACCGGCTACTACATTCCGGACTACATTCAAGTTGATTACTTTTTTGCTTTTGTTTCAGCCAGTGCCGCAATAACATCATCATTTGCATCAGTGTCTGCTGTAAACAAAACAGTGAGTGCCAATGCGGAGTTTACGGCCACCTTCTTACAGACAGCCACTATCAGCCACATCGAAGGTGCAGACCTATTTGCGTTTAATAATGCTGCCATCGCGGTACAAGTAAGTAGAATCCGTAATAACAACATCACAGTTTCAGCGGTGTTTAGTATTGCTGTAGATGCAAGTAGAATTAGATCATCAGCAGGCGATGACTTAGCACAGTTCTCTTTTACTGCTAACACAGTTCTTGCCAGAAGCCGCGATTATGCATCAAGCCAGTCAGCGGCTTTTTCATTGGCTGTTGATGCAGTCAAGACAGCCAGGGCATCAAGCAGCCTGTCATCACAGTTTACTCAAATTGCCTTGGCAAATTTCACCGCACTGGCTCAAGGCGTGTTGACAACAACCACAGCCATTTTTACCAGCAAATACCTAGGATCAGACAGGCCAAGAGAAATATTCAGTGCCAGTGGATTTGATAATAGACTTTTAGGTTTTGCACAGCGTAGCACCTATCTAGCCAATCTAAGAAATGTAACCAGTTGGTATTATGAATCTCAGATACAGATTCAAGCCACTTCAGGCACTATACCTGCGTTTGAAAATGTTACAATACTAGATATGCCATTTACTGGTTCTAGCGGTGATGTTGGTCTAAAGGTAGTGCTACGATTCTTTCCTTCTACTGCTACACTGCAAATAACCACCTTTGTATTGAATAATATTACAACCACAAATGTGGTTGGCAATGGGCAAAATGTATTGGCTGGTTTTTTAATAGCAGTGCAGTATCACAATGAAGCAGTAAGTTTGTATATCGATGGTGTTCGAGTTAATCAATTTGCACAGGCAGCATCAGCGTTTACACCTTATACTGCTGGTCCATTATTAGTTAAATTTGGCAAAGCAGGTACACAACCTAGCACCTATCGCTTGACCACGGACTTTGCTTGGTTGGCTTTGGGCAATTATTCAAACGGTGGTAGTGCGGCCTACCAAGGGTATACCAATCCATTAGTCAATACCGAGGACACAAGATTCTTTTATGAGTTCAACGGCAACGGACAAGAAACAATAAATTTAGCATTGACAGCATCAGCATCAATAGTGTCTACCGGAACCGTGAATGCTGTTGTTGGACGACGCACACAATTTCAATCAGCACTTGTCAGCACTGCACAATTGACAGCCATAGGTGGGGAACTTAAAGATATCAACCTAGTGGCCTTTGATGACATTGAGGTTACTGCCAATGCACAAAGATTGCGTGGCAATCAAATAGACATAAATGCCGCAGGTTCATTCAGTGCCACAGCCAACAGAATTAGATCTACTTCAGTTGATGTTGTAAGTCAATCAAGTATAAGTGTGGCAGCAAATAGACTAAGAAGTAATTTCTTAATTAGTCTTAATATATTTGCCCTTTGTGTCACTGCTGGCATCAAGGTAAAATTTGCTGCCAGTAATTTTAGTAGTCAATTCATTACTACTAATTTCTACTATCAAGATGACTATATTCAATCCGGCTACTATGAACAGGTTGAAACCACAGCAGTAAAAACAGCCAGTAGCACAGCGGCATTGGTAGTTGTTAGTGCGTTTACTGCCAGTGCAAGAACAGATGTAGGTGCGGCTCTGGTTGCACAGTCATCCACCAATGTCACAGCCACAGTAAAGAAAACAGTCAGTGTTCAGATTGTAAATGCATCAGTGTTTGCACAAGCCGCGGTTGTTTCTCGTATAAGATCAACAACGGCCACATTCACAGTCAACACCGCAGTCACAGCCCAAGGCCTTAAAGGTGGTGAAATATTCCTGCAAGCATTTACCAATGCTTCAATAAGTTTATTCAGCACAGTTAACAGACCTGCCTCTGCAGGACTAAACATCACAGCAGTATTTGTTGCCAATACTGAAGACAGTCTAAACATTGGAGGCAACAGCAATGTAAATGTAGTCAGCACATTTACAGCCAGTGCAAGAAAATTTGCAGGAGCACAGGCACAGATTCAAGCCGCTGGTTTTGTAATTTCAGTAAGTGTAGCACAAAGAACATTCCTAGCACAATTCAGCACAGTTAGCACATTGACTGTGAGCACCGTCATAGTAGCAAGAGCCACTGCCACAATTGTCAGTGTTGGTAGTGTTAGTGCCGTAATTGGTGTAAGAAGACTGGCCACTGCAAATATCACATCAGCATTGACCTTTGTGGTAGCAGTCCGTGAACTGAGATTAGATGCCATAGTTTATGTTATACCTGCAGAAGGTTGGACATATCGCATAGAAGGTGAAACAAGATTGCACACCATTCTCAGTGAGTCAAGAGTAAAAGAAATAGTCGGAGAAAGCCGATTACACACCATAAACGGCGAAAGTCGCATACATATAATATAAGGAGATTGATATGGCAATCCGTTCAGGATTTGAGCAAACTATCCAAGGACTAACAATCCAAAAAGATACAGAGGCTCGTTTAATTTACACATTCGATTGGAGTGAATGGTTGCCTACCGGCGACACTATCTCCGCATCAACCTACACCATCACAGCAAGAACCAATGACCCAGACCCCTTGGCCATACACACGCAGGGCCGCACCTCAACCTCTACCTATGTAGAACTCAAGGAAGGCCAGGAAGGCAAGATCTATACTGTAACTGTGCAAGTGACTACCACAATGGGCTTGATTGATCGCAGAAACTTCCGTGTCAAAGTCCTAGCGAGGTCCGCATAATGACTATCAAAGAATTAGCCCAAGAAATCAAAACCATCAAAGAAAATCATCTTGCTCATATGGCAGAAGACATTGACCGTGTTGAAAGCAAGGTAGACAAGATAGACAACAGAATTTGGGCCATCTTGATTATTCTTTGTGGTGCAACCTTTGTGCCCGTGTTATTGGATTTTGTAAAAAGCATAAACTAATGCCAGCACCACAAGATTTACAGCAAGCCAGAATGGCTATATGTGAGACCTGTCCAGAACTAACTACACTTAACAGATGTCAAAAATGCGGATGCTTTATGACACTGAAGACAAGGTTAATCGGTGCTCATTGCCCTCTAGGCAAGTGGCCGTTATATGAAGAATGGACGACGCAGAATTTAAAAGAATCCTTAGTGAAGTAGCAGAGTGGCGAATGCCCAAAGTCAGCGAAACTGAAATTGCCAAGAGTCGCAAAATGGCCAGAGGCAAACACAAACCTATCACTGAAGACCAAGAGTTTGAAATGGGTGTTGAACTTGTTGATGGCGTGAATCCCACAGTGGTGCCCATATTGGTCAAACTTAAACCTTGTGCAACTGTCTGCGAGGACTGCGGTAAACACTGCCCCAATGGTCGTGAAATTACTGCCAAAGTATATCCATCAAGAAGAACAGGCTATCATTGGCGTAAAAGATGCGTGACCTGTCAACGATATCTCAACAAAGACACAGGTGAATATACCGTGCCAGACAACAATGCCTCAAATCATTACAACCCCAGCCTCAAGCCTGGCTATCAAGTCACATTTGAAAATGATAACGAAATCATCACAATTCATTGTGAAAACTCGCAGTCGGAATAAATAATATTAGCAGGGACACAATATCCGTTAATCCTGGATGGTTTGGCTGTCACTAAATCAAAAAGTAGTTTCTTATTGCCATTAGAAACGAGCCCTGTTAGAAACCCGGTCTTTACCGGGTTTCGTCTTTTCATAACCCCGCTTGACATTCACATTTAATCCTGATATTTTAGGTCCCTGCTAAATAAGTGTGACAGGCAAAACACTTAGGCATCATTGGCAATTCAAATCATTCTAGGCACTATCATCTAACACATAAGGTTGGCCCGCCGGCGATAATCGGGCTGTGGAAAAACCAGGGAATAACTGGACACGAGACATATTGAGGCACCCCCGTTGCTACGGCAACTATCCTGAAAAATTGGAAGTGGGTTTGAGGTTGAAAGCAAAGATAACCGACGCATTGATATAGTATGAATGTTAGCATACGACAACACTGGCTATAAACATCTAGACACTAGGAACGAGGTCTAGAGTGCGGTAACGCATATCGTGGCAGGTAAGGAAAAGCACAGAGTCCTTTAGCATACAGTGAACAAAACACCTGCTTCCATAAGTCTTGGCTGGGGCAACTCACATAAAGATAGACGGTGCCGCTGAAAACGGTTCCGTCTGACTGAAACAATCTACATAAAGT